ATGCCGCCGCCGGTCGCCTTAATCATCGTCAAGGCCATACAGAAGGGTCTGATGCACGATGTCCTAGGCGAAGAAGCCGACAGCGTGGAGCTTGCCCACTAATGCCAGCCAGCAGCGGGGCGCAGCCAAACTCGGTAGAAGCCATCACCGGCTGCGCCGCCTGCGGGCGGAGTCTGCGCCGCGCCGACGCCGCGCTGTGCGCTGGCCCAACCGGGAGCCGCTGGCTGTGCCTCGACTGCCTACTGGCCCCGGAGTCTGCCGCATGGCGGCAGACCAGCCCGGAGCAGCGCTCCGGCCCAACCCGTACCCACAAGGAGGACAAGACATGACTAGCGGTATCCACATCAAGCGCCGCTCCGTGCTAAAGCACGCCCAAGCGTTGCTCGCCGATGCGGACGAGTTTCTTTGCATAATCAAGACCAAGACGAACCCGGACACCTTCACCGTGTGCGGGAACCACCGAAAGGCAATGCTCCCGACCACGATACTTATGCTATCCGAAAAGCTGCCCCAGTGGATGCGGGACGAACTGGGAAAGCAGTTACAGCGGCCGATACCGGAGGACGAGCCAGATGTGTACTACTGACGACCCCTGCCTTTGCCCCGCCTATCCCTTTCCCCACCGACCCGGCGGCGGAGCCTGCCCCGCCAACGAGTCCCCGCCCTTCTGCGTCGAGTGCGGTAAGCCGTGCGGCTGGCGCTTGGTCGACTTCGGCATCGGCCCCCACGAGTACTGGGGCTACGTCGGATGCCACAGCGATGTCCAGCCCGCAAGTGACTGCTGCGAAGCTGGCCTAGCCTACGACCCGATGGGCCTGCGACCGTATGAGCCGGAACCGGAGCCGAGACCAGAGCCGGAGGTAGAACTCTATGACCATTAAAATGACCCAGAAGGACACCGAACTACTCGACGCAATCCTAGCCGACGACCAAGAGCGGGTAGCTGAGCTACAGAAATCCGCCCGCCAGCGTGAGAAGGAAGCCAGTATCGCCCGCATCCGGGCGAAGCTCGCCGCGACCAAGCCGATTGCCGTCGTAGCCTACACAACCCGCTGGCGCTGCGCCGATTGCGGGGCAGTCCAATACTCCCCGCCGGAGTACTTACTGCGTACGGAATGCGACGGCGCCGCGTTGGAGCAACCAGTAGACCCGCGCAGCTATCCGCAACTGCCTGTGTGGCTGCGCCAGAGTTACGAAGAAGCCCTGTGCCTAGAATGCCTAGGCCGGGACATTCAGGAGGTAAAGTAATGCCGAGACCAAAGAGTACAGTCAGGCGCACAGCCATCTGCGTCCGCTTGCCGGAGGATTTAGTCCTACGCTGCGACCTACTGCTGGCCGACTCCTACGGCCGGGTTAAATACGGCTCCCGCCAGCGACTGTTTGAAGCCCTGCTGCGCCAGTGGGTCGAGACGGAAATGGCCCAACTCTCCGCAAAGCAGCGCAAGGAGGTAGAAGATGCAGAAAGAGCTTAACGAGACGACATGCAGCCCTGTGGAGCCTTGCCCGCCGCTTATTGCCGGGCGGCTGGCTATGGCCTTTGCCCGCGCCTTTCGCGCCGCGCCGGAGGCCCACGAAGCTCTAGAGCGATGTGCCCATCTAGCCGCCGATGCGCTCTATCCAGCCCCGGACAAGCGGCGAGCATGGCTGAATCAGCTAGCAAAGATTGTTGACAAACAAGACGGCATCTGCTAGCTTCCCCGAATCAGCGACACCAATCGCTGTAACTTTGCCCACGGGAGGGGCAGAAACAGTACTCCCAAAAAGAAAGTAGGAGGTAACAACATGGCAAAGCGACTTCCAATCAAGTACGACTACGACCAGCCGACCGTAGTCTGGACTCCGGAAGGCGGCGACCCGGTTGAGTTCGACTTCAACCAGCTGCCGAAGGACATCCAGAAGCGGGTGAAGGGCGCTGGCCTGCACCACATCCTGCGTGACAGGACGAGTGCAGAGAGCGACCCAGAGGCAAAGCTGGCCGCCGCTAAGGAGGTCTTCGACCGCCTTGCTGCTGGCGAGTACGTCACTCGCCGGGTGGGTGCCGGCGCAGCCCGCACGACCCTGCTGGTGGCTGCTGTCGCACGCTTGAAGGGCATCGAAGAGTCCGCCGCGAAGGAACTGGTGGGCGGCCTGTCCGACGAGCAGGTCAAGCAGCTTCGTAGCCTGCGCGACGTGAAGAAGGCTATCCTTGCAGTCAAAGAGGAGCGTCTGCGCGAGCAGGAGACGGAAGAGACCGTCACGGTCGACGACATCTTGGCCTAATGGGGCAAGGGAGTGGGCCGCTAGCCCACGGCGCAACTAGGCTCCGCGTCCACTCCCTACTCCCCCCACTACCCGGAGGAACATAATGGCAAAAAGTACCGACTTCCCGCAGGCGATTTACGACCTGCTTATGACTGCAATACATGAACGGAAGGAAATCCGGCTGGATTTCGACAATGCTCGTGACTGCTGGCGCGCCCGGCGGGCGATTTACGGGCTACGCCGCACCCTGATAGACGAGGGCCACCCGGCAGCGGGCGAGCTTGCCGCGTTGCACATCCAGCACAACCGCGAGTCCTTCACCCTATTCCTATACACCGAAGAGCACGACACTGCCATCGCCGCCATTGACCGGGTGCTGGCCACACTACCTAAGCCGGCGGTAGCCCCAGAGGGCAACCAGCCAGAGGCCGAGCCGGTGCCCCTGACATCGCTGGAAGACGTAATCGAGGGCGTGCTAGGCGGCGCGGGCGGTAGCTCCCCGCCTAAAGGGACTTGACAAGTCTGCTCAAACATGCTAATCTTGCTCAAACAGGAGGAAAACTATGGCGACACTCGACCTAGAGAAATTACAGGACTTCCGGCAGCGAGTCCTTGCCGGGGAGAATATCCCGCCAGAAGAAGTGGCTGAGGCGCTGCACGCACTACGTGCTGCCCGTGGCACGGCGGCTACTCCCCCGGCGAAGAAGAGCCAGCGGCGAACTCCGGAAGAAGAGAAAGCCCTGTTAGACTCCCTGTTGGGAGGCCAGAACTAGTGACCGACCGCCGGCCGCAGGAACCGAAGTTGTATGCAAACATCTGTCGCGCCGCTTTGGGTCAAGGTTCTGTGACAGTAACCTGCGCCCATCCAGCAGCGGCAAGAAGTTTGCGCGCCGAACTGTATCTATTCCGCCGGTGGCTTGGACGGAAGAAGGCAGAGGAGGCAGGTTTCTACCGCCTGCGCTTCTGCGTCCGTGGCCCGAAAGTTGTAATTGAAAAGAAAGTAAAGATGATGCACATAGTGGGAGGACGAACCAATGGCGAAAACAATGACAAAGACAACGCCAGAACCAGCTTTGAAGTTTCCGGAAGTACTTGACTCTACAGCCCGTGCGCAGTTTGTCGCCTGCCCGCGCAAGTTCTTCTACGCTAACGTCGAGCGACTTGCGCCGCGCCGGGTCTCCCCCGACCTGTTAGCTGGTGGAGCCTATGCTGTCGGCCTAGAAGTCGCCCGCAAGGAGTTCTATCACAACGGCAAGACGGAAGCGGAAGCAGTAGCTTTGGGGCTGGAAGCGTTGGTCAAGCATTATGGCCCCGAAGACCCGCCGGAAGGCCATGCGAAAACCTGCGAGCGTATGCAATCGGCGCTGCTTCACTACACCCTCACCTGGCCCTTCGAGTCAGACTTCTTGCGCCCCCTCAACGACTCCGCTGTGGAGTTTACCTTCGCAGTCCCGCTCCCGATAAACCACCCAGAGACCGGCGAGCCACTTATTTACGCCGGCAGGTTCGACATGCTGGCGGTGGACTCTACCGGCAAGCTCTATTGTCTCGACGACAAAACGACCAAGGCCATCGGCCCGCAGTGGGCACAGCAGTGGGCGCTCCGCTCACAGTTTACAGGCTACTGCTGGGCCGCACAGCAATATGGCCACAACATCGACACCTGTATTATCCGGGGTATCAGTATCCAGAAGACGATGCACAACACACAGCAGGCTATCGTGTATCGCAGTAAGTGGATGATTGACCGGTGGTTCGAGCAGCTTTTACGTGACATCCGGCGGATGCTTGCGTGCTATCACAGCAAGTGGTGGGACTACAATCTTGATGGGGAGTGTACGAGCTATGGCGCCTGCATATACTCCCAACTCTGCGAAAGCCCACAGCCGGAGCGTTGGTACGACTTGTATGCAGAGAACACGTGGAACCCGTTGGCAGGAACTGACAAGTAGCAGGAGGTAACGACATGACAGAGAAAGTGAAAACAATACCGGGAGCGAATATACTGTTATTGGGTGAGACTGGAACCGGCAAAACCCATGCCATCCGGACTTTACTCGATGCAGGCATTACGCCCTTTATCATCTTCACCGAGCCGGGCATGGAAGTCCTTGGCGATTTGCCGCCGGAGGACTGCCATTGGAAGTATATCGCCCCGGCGAGTCCCGACTGGGATGCAATGGTAGACAGCGCTAAGAAGATAAATCAACTCCCATTCCAGTCCATCGCCAAGATGGAGGATATTAACAAACGGCGCTACGCTCAATTCATCGACGTACTCCAAGCCCTTCATGACTTCACCTGCGACCGCACTGGCGAGTCCTTCGGTGATGTGGCTACGTGGGGGCCAGACCGGGCTATAGTAATCGACAGCCTATCCGGTCTCAACGTCATGGCAATGAATCTAGTCGTCGGAAGCAAGCCTACTAAGTCTATGGCTGACTGGGGTATGGCGATGGATAACTTGGAGCGGTTGGTGCAGAAACTTTGTACGGACACCAACGCCTTCTTCATCCTGACGGGCCATCTGGAACGGGAGGTGGATGAAGTATCCGGCGGCGTGACCCTGATGGCTTCGACACTTGGTCGGAAGCTGGCGCCCCGGCTTCCCCGTTTCTTCTCCGACGTTATTCAAACCCAACGCAAGGGCAAAGACTTTTTCTGGTCGACTGCCACATCGAACGTTGCAACTAAAGCCCGAAATCTTGAGTGGGCAGAGAACCTCCCGCCGAGCTTTGTGCCACTTGTCGAAGCGTGGAAGAAGGCAGGCGGAGTACTAAAGGGAGCTAAGTAAATGACAGAGAGACGAATGTACTTCAAGTATTATTATGCAGGCAAGTGGGTGCCTTGGCGCGGGCGCGGAATCACTGCCTTTGCCATCCGGATAGGCGATAGACTATATGGCTACAACTTTGCGCGCCACCACGCCGTCCGCTGCCTGATTCCGTCGTACTTACAAAAGACCCCCAAGGCAGTCCGATGAAGGTAGATGTCCACATTGTCAGTGTCGACAACGGCTTTGTGTGTAGTTACCTAGACTCCGAGGGCCAACACCATACGGCAGTCGCCACCAGCCTCGACGGAGTAACGACGCTGCTCCGCGACCTATGCGACGCCGGGGCGAAACCAGTTACCAGCCAACAGGCAGAGTTGCCGCTGGCTAGTAAACCGGAACCAGTACAGGAACCGGTAAAAACAAAGAAGAAGAGGTAGGAAGCATGGACTTTAATCCAGAAGCCTTTATGCAACAGCAGCAATCGGGTGAACTTGACACGACTTTCATTCCCGTTCCGGAGGGTGAATACTCTGCGGTCGCGGAAGGAGTCAATGTGCGGACGACGAATACCGGCAAGGTCATTCTCGATGTATCATGGGCCGTCAATGACGCCAATGTGGTCGAGGAGACTGGCCGGGAGAACAACACCGTTCGGCAGTCAATTTTCCTCGACCTCACTGATGCCGGAACCCTCGACATGGGCAAGGGCAAGAACATCGGCCTTGGCCGTCTGATGGAAGCCGTCGGCATTGATATGTCGAAGAAGTGGGCGCTGCAAGACGTAGTCGGCCACATGGCACTGGTGACCGTCAAGCACCGGATGTCCGACGACGGGACGGTGTACGCTGATGTGAAGAGGGTAGCTGCTGCTTGACGAAGCCGCGGCAACTACGTAGACACTCGCTGCTAGAAGCCTGCGTCAACGTAGTCGTCGGATACTGGGTAGCGGTGGGAACGCAGATTGTTGTCTTTCCCTTCTTCGGTCTCGCCGTTACCCTATCCGACAACCTATCCATCGGGGCGATATTTACCCTCGTCTCGATTATGCGCACTTACTGCATCCGGCGCCTTTTCACCGGTAGCCGTTTCGACAGAAGGGGGAGTAAGGTTTATGACAATAACTGATTTCTACACACAGACACAGCTAGAACTGCCGAGGCAGTTTACGGTAGTGCAACACAAACTGTCGAAGACGCTGTTGCGGAAGCTACTTGCTGGAGCGCCAGAGGTCATAGTTGGGCACAGATACGTCAGCTTCAACTATCCCACAACACCCACCGCGCTAGTCTACCTAATCCCTTCCGGGGAACTATTCCGTCACGTAGACGGGATGCCTGAGTTTGCATGGGTGAAGGGCAGCATCAAGCCTTTCCGTAACGGATTCCTATTCATAGCCGGAGATGAAGATGGCGACGCATAGAAGCCAGCTAGCCCTTGCCCGGATGCACGACGCGAAGAAGTTTGTCATGCTGGCGCATACTTACTCCGACCGGACTCCTGTCATTGGCTGGCGGATGGAGGAGAAGATTGACGGCGTGCGTGCCCGCTGGCACAAGGGCGCATTCTACTCCCGCACGGGGCGGCGCTTCCCCACTCCCCCGGAAGTCCTTACCCACATGCGCCGCCAATTCGACGACCTGCCGCTCGATGGCGAGTTGTCCTGTGGCCGGGGCGAGTTCCAGCGGGCAGTCTCCATAGTCCGCAATAGCCACAGCACCGCCCGCGATTGGCTCCAAGTGCGGTACCATGTCTTCGACCTTGTGGTGGCAGGGGATTACCAATGGCGCCGCCAAATACTGGAGACTGAAATTGCTGGGGAGGATTTACTAGTAAGCCTCTTGCCCTCGCTGGGGGTAGTGGAAACGGAAGAGGAAATTGACCGGGCGCACCGGCGGATAATTTCTCTAGGCGGAGAAGGTCTAATCTTCCGGAACCCCGCCGCCGAGTACACCTTCGGGCGCAGCCGGGATTTGCTGAAACTGAAACGATGGCTAGAAGCGGAAGCGGTGGTGGTGCAAGTAGTTCCGGGCGACGGTAAGCATTATGGACGCATGGGCGCCCTGTTATGCCGGGCGAAGGACGGTACCCTCTTCCACCTAGGTACCGGCTTTACTGACATCGAGCGGGAACAGGATGAACTAGCTTGGTTAGGGAAGCTAGTTACCTATCGCTACACCGAGTTGACTAAAGCCGGCGTGCCTCGGATGCCCAAGTTCGTTGCAGTCCGAGACTATGAGTAGGAGTATAAGGTGAAGGAAGTAAAGCTGACACAGATAAAGGTGGCGGAGACTCGCCATCGGAGGCAGTTTGCAGAGGACAAGCTGGCGGAGCTAGCGGAGAGTATTCTCCGCAACGGCTTGTTGCATCCGCCTGTAGTAGCCGAAGAGCCGGAGGGACAGTATACGCTAATAAGCGGGGAGCGCCGCCTTCGGGCAGTCAAACAGCTACATGCGGCGGGCAAGTCTTTCACCTGCAACGGCGCAAAGGTCAAGAAGGGTTGCTGCCCTGTACTATTTCTAGCCGATTGTTCCGAGCTTGGACGGGAAGAAGCCGAGCTAGATGAAAACATAATTCGAGTCGATTTGACGTGGCAGGAAGTAGCCGAGGCGACAAAGCGGCTGCATGAGTTACGAAAAAAGCAGAAGGGCGCACAGACTATGGCGGAGACCGCAGCAGAATTAACTGGCAAGCCAGTTGAACAAGCGAAGGGTTATGCCGCCACACAGGTGCAGGAAAATATATTCCTTGCGGACTTCTTGGACGACCCCGAAGTGGGTAAGGCGGCATCACGAGCCGACGCTTTGAGGAAGGCGAAGAAGAAAGTGGAGCGAGAACTTAAAGGGAAGCTGGTGGAACTGGCAGAGCAAGCGAGGGCGGAGAGTGGCTCAGGCGCCGGGGCGGCGCAACCCCGTCACCGGATGCTAGTCGGCGATGCGCACGTGCTGCTTCCAGAAGTGAAGGAGAAAGTGAGCTGCATAGTGACCGACCCACCTTACGGCGTCGAAGCAGATACCTTCGACTTCGGTCAGGCCCGCCAGCATACATATAGCGACTCTAGAGAAGAGGCTTTGAAGTGCTATCAACTGCTGGCAGAGCAAGGCCCACGACTGATGGCCGAGGGCGGACACCTTTACGCCTTCTGCCACATAGCCATGTTCTACGACCTTGCCGACATCTTCGATGCCGCCGGCTGGTCTACTTGGCGCACCCCTTTGATATGGGTGAAAGGCGTGGGACACATATTCTCCAAGGCTGCGCCGCGTCGAACCTACGACGCCATTATCTTTACCCGCTATGGTGCTCGCCCTTGTGTTGAAGCCCTGCCGGATGTGATACAAGTTCCGGCTATCAAAACTATCCGGCGGGCAGAGAAGCCGGTGGCGGTGTACGAAAATCTGCTTCGGCGGAGTGTGCTGCCGGGCGAGACAGTTCTAGACCCCTTCGCCGGTACCGGCCCTATCTTTCCGGCAGCGAACAGCCTGCACCTTCGAGCAATCGGTATAGAGAAAGACAGCGAAGCGGCGGGCTATGCCAAGTCTCGTTTCGACGAACGGATGGAGGCAACGGAATGAAGTACTATCTAGTCTCCACCTCTCTCCGTTATCCGCTTAAAGTCTTCAAGTCCAAAGAGAAGGCGGAGCAGTGGAAGGTCGAGCAAGAAGAGCGGATGCGAGGAACGCTGCCCGACCACCCGGCGGCAACACTGTTCTTGCGTGAAGTAGAGGGAGGCGACTGATGGCCTATGTGAAAGTGCCCGCAAGTGGGCCTGTTGACGCCGAGATTGCTATAGTCGGTGAAGCTCCGGGGAGGGAAGAGGAGTTGACCGGCCAGCCTTTCGTCGGGGCCAGTGGTAGATTGCTGACGACCCTTCTACACAGTGCGGGGATAAACAGGACTGAGTGCCGGATACTGAATGTGTGCCCCTATCGGCCCCCGGCGAATGATATTAAGAAGTTCTTTTACGGAAAAAAGGAAGCGGGGCTGTTGGGTATCGAACCGCTACATGGCCGCTATCCGAAACCGGAAATCGAAGAGGGTCTGCAAGAACTGTTTGCCGCCCTGCAAACTATGCCCAAACTGCGTTGCGTCATTGCATTGGGTGACACAGCCTTGTGGGCCCTCACTGGTCACAACGGCATCGGGTCTTGGCGAGGGAGTATCATCACCGAGTCAGCCAGCGGTGGGTTACTTCCCGCCCCAGTTATCCCAACATATCACCCGGCCGGAATCTTACGTATGGTATCGTGGAAAGTAATCGCTATCCACGACTTGAAAAGGGCGGCGGGGGTAGCTACTGGAGTCATATCTCCTACTCCTCCCACACGTGACTTCGTGCTATCCCCGTCTGCCTCCGACGTACATGCCTTCCTGTCCGAGATTGAAGACCGTCTATTGGTTGAAGATGCGGTGCCGCTAGCGGTAGACATTGAAACCTACGGGAACTATGTCGATTGTGTTGGTATCGCCACTTCGCCGACGCGGGCCATCTGCATCCCGTTCTTCACCCTCTTACAGCCAGAGGGCTACTATCTGGAGGAAGAGGAAGTGAGTATCATCGAGCACTTGAAGCATGTGCTCACACATCCTAGAGCTTACATCATTGGACAGAATTGGAACTACGACGTACAGTTCTTTATCCGCTTCTTCGGTTTCTACCCTCGCCCCGCCTTCGACACAATGTTGGCTCACCACCTACTCTACCCCGGCACGACTAAGTCACTGGACTACCTAGCCAGCCTCTATTGTGATTGGTATTGCCAGTGGAAAGGAGAACGGGAAGACGCCGCGACTCGCTGGGAGTATAATGCGAAGGATTGCGTGTGGACTTTCGCTATATGGGAGAAGTTGGAACCGGCAATCGAGGCGGCGGGGATGGATAAGCAGTGGCACTTCCAGATGCGCCGCCTCTGGTCTGCTGTGCTGGAGATGGAGCTTCGGGGAGTGAGAGTGGACACCGCAGCGAAATCGGCACTGACAGCCGACCTGCTGGAGCGGCAGGAACAGATTGCCGCTGATATTACTACAATGGTAGGCTACCCCTTAAACAGCAAGAGTCCTAAGCAGATGTCTGATTTGTTCTATAATCAACTGGGGCTGCCCCCAATCCGTCATAGAAAGACAGGGCGCCCGACGCTTAATGCGGAAGCGTTGGAAAAGCTGGCGGCCAAGGAACCGGCTATTCGCCCCCTGACTGACGCCATTGTACGGCAGCGGTCTCTGGGCGTCTTCCTCTCTACCTATGCGATGGCCTCACTGGATACGGATGGGCGCATTCGGACATCCTTTAACTTAGCAGGGACGGAAACTTTCCGGTTCGCTTCCAGTCAAACAGCCTTCCGCAATGGCGGGAATCTACAGAATGTACCTATCGGCGATGAATACTTCCCCAACATCCGTAAGCTATTCATACCTGACCCCGGATACGTTATCGCTGACTGCGACCTTGACAGGGCTGATGCACAAGTAGTCGCATGGGAAGCGGAAGATGAAGAGTTGAAACAGATGTTCCGGGAGAATGTGGACATCCATACAGAAAATGCGAAGGTGCTGGGCGTTAGCCGCAAGCTGGCGAAGATGGCCGTTCATGCTATTAACTACGGAGTAGGCCCACGGACTATGGCAGCCGGCCTAGGCGTGACGGTCAAGCAGGCTGAGTTTTTCCGCGCCCGGTGGTTCGCGGCCCACCCTCGGATTAAAGACTGGCATCGCCGAGTCGAGATGCAGTTGCAGACTAATGCGACAATCTACAACGCCTTCGGTTATCGGCGTATATTCTTCGACCGGATTGAGGGCTTATTGCCGCAAGCTCTTGCGTGGGTGCCGCAGTCAACTGTTGCTTGTGTGATTAACCGATGCTTGGTCAATATCAGGGAGCAGGTGCCGGAGGTGGAGCTTTTGCTGCAAGTACATGACTCGCTCGTGATGCAGCTACCGTATGCAAAACACCGCCCGCTGCTTCGGCGAGTGCGGGAAGCGATGCAGGTAACTGTGCCCTATCCCGACCCGTTGGTAATTCAAACTAGCTGCGCCGTCTCGGAGAAATCGTGGGGCGACGTAGTGGCGTTCGATTGGAGTAAATGATAGCATATAGAAATCCTACATGCTAGCATTTAGAAGGAGGTGCGTAGTTGCCAAAGACTGAATGTCATTACTGCGAAGTATTTTGGACTGGTTATTTGCTGGGTGTACTCACGCTTTTGTTAGTATGGATGCTGGCCGAGCCGGCAAGTTTTGGGTGGCAATAGGAGGAAAGGATGCGAGTGAATAAGGATGCGGCTGAGATGGTGGGTTTTGTTTTTGGAATCCTACTCGGATTTTGGGTTGTAGGATACCTATTCCACCTACGCCCGCTACCGACAACTTCGGCGGTCTGGTGGGCGATTCCGTGGCTGGCTACGGTGATTAGTGTGGGAGTCTGTATGATTCTTCTTGGGGTCTGTGCGGGTAGTTTGATAGCTAAGTTGTTGAATAAGTAAGGAGGATAAAGAATGAAAATGCAACGTTGTCCAAAGTGCGGCAGTAATTATCCACATTTGCATCCTTCAGTTCAGTTTGAAGGTGAAGTGGAAATATGTACCGACGATTTTCACTTAATAGACACTCCTCAGAATAGAGCGGAATACAAACAAATGGTATTAGATAAACGAAAGGAGATAGGAGGTAGAGATGAATGAAATCTTCAAGGACATAAAAACTGAAAGGGTGATACAAGATTTTAAATGGGGTGGAGCGTCTCATGACGATACGCACAACTCCCATGATTGGACTGCTTTTATCATAAAACAACTAGGTAAAGGAGTCATACATCCCTTTGATGCCCCAACTTATCGTAGGCAAATGGTGAAGGTTGCTGCGTTAGCAGTAGCTGCAATCCAATGGATTGACAGAGTATCTGTGAGAAAAGAGGAAGTAAAAGATGAACGAAATTAAATCACTGAGAGACGTCCGGGACAGGCTGGACAAGCTGTTAGACAGACTGGAGCAGAGGGCTTCCAGCCACATCACGGAGAAGCCGTTTGTTGTGGAAGCTTCGCCGAATTGGCGGGCTGAATATGGGGAACGCTACTACACACTATCTTCTGATGGATATGTGGTATTGTGTACTGAAAAATTGGAGTTCCCTGATAACTATCGTTATGTAACGATGAATTATGCTCCGACCACAAACGAAGGACGTATCTATCTGGAGAGGCGAAGTACACGGGAACTTGCCATTGGCCGAGTTACTAGAGCCTTGCGAAGGGCTGAACAGGAGCTTGGTGCAGAGCCTGTAGAGTGGAGGGACTGCATACAACGCAAGTTCTACCCAGAGTTGCGGCATTTCGCAGGGGACGATATGCGAGGTGAAATTACCGTGCAAAGTGTGGTTGTAGTACAGAACCCATTGTCAGTCCCGTATTCCACGTCCAAGGAAGCATGGAAGCACGTTATTAAATCCCACGAAGACGACCTGCGGATTATCATGGAGGTTGAGAGATGAATGATGAAAAAATAGATAGGCCCAAGTGTGAAGAAAGCAAAACAATCAGCATTAAGCTCTCAAGACGAGAATTAGATATAATATATTTTTCAGTAATCCAGTTTGCGCATGCGGCTAGACATCAAGCAAAATGGTATGCTGAGAAAACTAATATGTATTCAGATGCCAAAAAGGTAAGCAAGTTTTTAGACGATGCAAAAGAGGGAGAAGAATTATTGGCACGTTTAGACAAATTAAAGAAAGATAATACCAACTAATAAAATCGAAACATATGAGAGGGTGGATGAATGAAACTAAACATGGGTGAAACATACGAAGAACGGATAGAACGCTTGGGGAGATGGCACCGATGGTTTGCGTGGTATCCAGTAAGAATGACCGGCACCCATGAAGGCAGATGGCTTGAGTGGGTGGAGCGGAAGGGGGTAATATACAGCATTCCCAACTCTAACTGGCTTTGGGAATATCGGCCAATAAAAAGGAGAGATTAGATGCTACCGAGTGATGCAAGCGAGCGAGAGAAGTCCGTGGCTATTGCCAAGCTGATGAAGTGGAAGACGTATACTCTACATCATGTAACGCGTATCAGGACAGAAGAAGGCAACTCAATCTTTGATGCCCGTGTCCTGTGCCCTTACAAAGATTCCGTCAACGGCCTTGCTCAATTTGCAGCTATCCTGTTGAAGTTCCCGGAGGTCATTGCACGCTTCTGCACTTCGGTAGCAATACACGGAAAAATACACCACATGCAAATGACGTGGCCACAGCTTGCAAAGATGCGTGAGGGGATTGAGGATATAACAAAGCACCCCTTTTACATCGAATTCACTCAAGCCAACTTCCTTGATGAATTACTACGGACGAAGGGGTTGATGGAGAAGGATAATGCTGACTGAACATCAGGTACAAATACTTGTAGCTTGTCACAAAGCAAGGCTGAAAGTAATACAGGCTAAGCTAGCTTTAGCCAAAGATACCCTATCCATCATCGAAGCTAGTGATATTGCAGTCTTTTACAAAGACATTATAAAAGAAGTATTACAATACTTGGAGGAAGATGATGATGTCAGAGAGTAGCGGAGACGCCGCAATGACCCACACTGAACCAACACTATCCATCATGGTGGGTACATGGCACGGAAGTTAAAAGACTGGTTGCAGGGCTATGTGGAATACACAAAATACTCCGAGGCGCCATTGTCTTTCCACTTCTGGACTGGCGTCTCTACTATCGCCGCCGCGTTGCAGCGCCGTGTGTGGATTGACCAAGGGTACTTCCAGTGGATTCCTAATTTCTACATTATACTAGTTGCGCCGCCCGGCGTGGCCACCAAATCCGTCACCATCAGCATTGGGACTAAGATGCTGCGCGAATTAAACACCATCCGCTTTGGCCCAAATGTAATCACTTGGCAAGCCCTAGTACAAAGTCTGGCGGCGAGTACAGAAATGTTCGAACTCGACGGAGAGTACATAACCCAATCGGCGCTCCACATCAACGCCAGTGAACTAGGCACTTTCCTCAACCCACAAGACCGCGAGATGGTCGACATTCTAGTTGACCTGTGGGACGGACGAGCCGAGCCTTTCCGAAAGGTCACCAAGATGTCCGGCACCGATATAATCCACAACCCGTGCCTCAACATCATCGCGGCGACTACTCCGGCATGGCTCACTGGTTATATGCCTGAGCATTTTATCGGAGGCGGACTGACTTCCCGCTGCATATTTCTCTTCGCACAGAAAAAGGCGCAGCTAATACCGTATCCGGCCAGCCACTTCGGTAAGGAGAATCAAGAGCTTTACGGAAAATTGATTCACGACTTGGAACAAATAGCTATGTTGGCTGGGCCAGTTACTATGACTCCGGAAGCCCAAGCGTGGGGCAAAGAATGGTATGAGCATCACTGGACTTCGCCCCCGCCTTCTGCCTTGAACTCCGACCGCTACGCGGGCTATCTAAGCCGTAAGCAGACGCACATCCACAAGCTAGCCATTGTCCTGATGGCGGCCCGGCGAGACGAGCTAGTCCTCACCCTCGACGATTTGCAGAATGCGGAGCAGCTAGTATCATCTACGGAGAAACAGCTTCCTGTCGTCTTTGATGAAGTGGGTAAGACTAGTGAAGGCAAGGCTATATCGGAGCTAGTCCAGTTAGTCCACAGGGCCGGCTCAATAGAGGTCGGGGAACTCTATCGCCACCTCTACCGGCTCATGTCTTACAATGTATTCAAAGAAACGCTAATCTCCGCACAGCGCACGGGCTTCGTCCAAGTCTTCCAGATGGGAGCAACTACTGTTGTGAGGGCAGTCGATAAGACATAGTGGCTTCAAACAATTTACGGCTGGACGGAATGCCCAAGGACTTCTTGCCATAGCGGTTAATCCGGGCCTTCATTGACTGGCGTACAGTCTGCCGGGTTATCTTCAAAGCTGGGAAGCGGACTGAGTTGTTGAACCTCTGCACGGCAGTCATGGCCCTCTCCCACGCCGCGGCGTCTCCCCGGCGAATGGCGTAGTAGACTCGATTAAGTACCGCCTGTTGCCGGGCAGCCCAATAAGCCTTGATATTACCATCCGTGTGTGTGCGCTCGTAATACTCCGACAAAGCTCGCGGATTCAACCCCAAAGCTTGCAGCCAGATTTTATTACCCGTAGCTGGTTCGGCCACAATCAAGTCTCCACTCCTATCCTCAATGCCTCCAGTCTCCTTCATCTCCAAAGCCTTAATCCAGAACTTGACAGCCGAAGGCGCCGCCTTGCGTAGCCTCCACAACACACTGGGGCTGTCCGAAGTGAGGGCTTGATAGGTACTGACCATCATGCCCATGCCGGCACCTCCTAGAGCTATAGCTGTCCGCTCCACCGTGCCGGCTCTAGGACTTGTAAGCTCTTCGGCTCCGGGTATCGCCCGGCCGATACTGAGACTCCCGCTGATGTCAATATCCAGTGCCGGGAGACCGAATCCGGTAGCTACCCAACCGTGCAGTATAGCATTAGCATTTCTTTCCCCAAACTCTTCCGCCAGCATAATCTTGAAAGCCCGCTCGATGTCTACATATTTCCCCGTAGCTAACCGCGTTGCTGCTGAAAGGAAGGAGACTAAGTCTTGGGCCAACGGTACACCCATCAAACCCGTAGCAATGAGCATGGTGGCGACTACGGCTTCCGCCTCTGCCCTGCCATAGAGTCCACTGACTAGCTGCAAAGTCTTGGTTGTCCAAGTCCAGAAAAGGGTGAAGTTGCTGAGCACTCCCCTCTGCATAGCTGGCCGCAAGGCGCGAGTGTAGTCGTATACTGTGTCGTCGAGCAGATTGCGGGCGAAGGCATAGGCATCCTCAAAGCTCATGCCTGCCTCTCTAGCGGCTTTGAATCCGGCTATAAGGCTAGCCCGCCTTGTGATTGTCTCCGAGGCTTGGAAGGGCATCAGCAAAGCTCTAGCCGCCCGCAAGCCCGCGCCCCGCAATGTCGACTGCATGACCCGCTGCTGAAAATCGCTATCGGCCACCGCCGCCGTTTCGGTAGCATAGCTCTGGTCTATCATCCCTTCCAATTCGGCCCTACGGATAACCCGCGAAAGCTCAATCCGCTTACGGGTCTCCTCTGGAGTCCGACCTGGGCCTTCAAACTTTCCTTCCAAGTAGTCGTAGGCCCACCGGATATGCTCTGCTACATATTCGTCTACCTTTCGTTGTATACGCTTCGGCAGTACCTTCCCCAAAGTTTGCGGCGCTCTTGCCAGCGCTCTGGCTGTCTCTTTAGCCGTTGCGGGAAGTAGATGCCGGGCAGCGACCAGCGGCCCCAACCGCATAGACAAGGTCGGGTACACAATCAGTGGAATCTGCATAAGATTGAGCAGTATATTCTTCGGATTTACACCCAAGTAGTAAGTAGTCCAGAAAGCGCGAAGGCCCAGCCACTCTCCTTGTGGATTAAACAGGTCGTTCAGATGCTTCTGCAACCCTTCTGCTATCTGTGTAGTCTTCCGGCTTACTACAATCGTACCTTCCGGCACCCTTTCTTTAGCTTCCTTCGGCAGTTGGAGCAAGTCAGCAATATGCTGCTGCATAGGTTCCCCATGCCGCAACCGGGCAAGATAATTCCCTGCTGCCGTGTGGTACGTAGCCAAGACCCGCCGGATATCGGTACTGAAACCGAGCGTACCCTTCTGCCTTTTGAAAGTATTACGCAGACTGCGGTCAGGCAGATTCGCCTCTAATATATGTTGAATCTGCTGCAACTGGCCCGGTGTTAAGTCAAGGACATTATCTTGGACGAGCCGGCGCAGTAGCTCTGGGGGCAGCGAAGTGTAGATAGTATTCTGGTCTGCCTTCTCCGTAGCATATATATCTATCTTCTTGAATTTACGTAACTGGGCGAGGCGGCGCTCAAACTGCCTCTTGGTCTCATACATCTCGTACTGTTTCGGATGCCCCGGAAGTTTGAACCCGATGCCGTACTTCCCGTATCTATGCAAGTGCATGTACGGCTTCTCCATCAACGCTGCCAGTTCCGCCTGCAACTCTGTCGTATCCTGCCCCCGCTCTTGCGCCCTGTTTATCAACTCACCGTAGATGTCCGATAGGGCTAGACGGAAACTGTCTCGGATGGAGAAGTAAGTATCCGCTGCCTCTTTAGTCAACTCGTAGCGCAGGCCGATAACTTCGAACAACACATTCCCATTATCCAACTCCCTGATGCTGGCAAACTCATTCGTAGTCGTTTCAGTAGCAAGAATATCCATCAAGTCAGCTTGCTCTTGCTTGTTAAGCGCACGGAGCTTAGCATCAATGTCCCTGCTACGCTTGTACACCTCATTCTTCGTTGCTTCGACCAGCCTGGCTCGCTGTACGTATTTCTGCAACGGCTCTAAATCCGGATTCAGTATACTCCACGCTCTAATATCCGCAGCCAGTTTCAGGAACTTGTTGAACTTAACCAACTCCACGCCTAGCGACTTGTTGAGTAAAGGCGCGTCTTTTACCAACAAGCTGTTGGGTACTACCGTATCCGGGATGCGCCGCGTCGTTCCATCTACTACATACTCCTCCGCGCCGAGCCTTTGCCGCACGTAGGAATCCAACGCGGCGTAAGCATCCTCCCGCCAGAAGTCCTCTGTTAGCTTTACTCGAAAGACTCCGGTCTTGTCATGCGCCACATCTGCAATCTTGTGGGAGCCTAGTAGTATAGTACCCAGTTGCGCTATCCCTTTAGCTGCGCCACGCTCTGCATGGGGAGCGAACCAAACGCTAGCAGGCTCTGTCACATCCTGCAACAAGACGTGCATCGCATACGGGTCTATCTTCTTACTTCCGGCAACCGGCGGCAATTTCAGCACCTGTCGCAGTATAGGAAACTGCTTTGCCATTATCCGTAGATTCTTTGTATCACCCCCGAAGTCTTCCAGCGTCCGCAAGACTCCGAAGGCTTCAAATGTAGTGAAACCAGTCTTACGCGCCAGCGCCCGAAGCTCAGCCAGTTGCTTCGGGAACTCCTGTAATTGCTTGCGGCGCAGTTGGTCAAACAGCCTACGCAGAGAGGCGTCCACGCGGGTACGGTTCTTGATAGTCCGTATCACCACCTTCTTAACATCATCTGGGAGAGTATCCGGGAAGTTCTCTATCATCCTCTTAACTTCCTTCGCGGCCTCTGCGAGTACCTGATACTCTCGCCCTTGCGCTTCGGCAGTTTGACGCAGCGTCTTTATATCCCTTATCGCTTCTGTGTACTTGAGTATCTCCGGGCCATTTCCAGCATCTACCGCTTTGGCCCTTTCGTCAATCAACACTCCTTCATAATACTCCAGTGTGCTTCTTAGAGTGTTCCGTGCGCTCTGAGCTTCAACGGTTATATGTGGCGCAAGTGTTTCCATAGTAGAATAGTCAAGAGACCGGCGTAAGGTGATTAAAATATCTATTTGATTCGCAGGCCGGTCTAAGAATGTGTGCAGTGTAACATCATCCACCACTTCACCCTTTTCCGTTGGCAGCGCATCATCCAGCAGCAGGAGCTTCGACACCGACTCGGCAAACCATTCGTTAAAGTCACGTAGGTAGTTTGCATGGCTTTCCATATCAACTAACCCGGAGTAAGGGTCTGCTGCCGTGCGTGCTACACTCTCTAAATCAGCTACCCGCTCAAAATACTTGAGGTCGGTAGTAGTTAGAGCCACCTTTTGGTAGCCTTGATAAACGGAAGCTAACAGAGACCGGGGCTGCTTTGCCAGCCATGCAAACAGACTATGTCCTAATTCATGGCCCATAGCTAACATCATACCCATAGGCGACTGTTCTGTGATATGGATTTCTCCACCCCCTTGCCTATTCGAGAAGGTTGACACACCACTAACCAAAGCTCTAACGGTCAGTTTCTGTTCTGGCAAATTAAGGGCTTTGGCTATCCGTTGCGCCAACATTGCAAGGCGTCTTTCTGTGGTCGGTTTAGGCTCAGAAAGACTGCGGTCAGTGACCCGGCCAATGTCCGTCGGCTGTAGTATCAACTTCCCGTCCGCCGATACTTCAATCTCTCCATCAAAGTCACGCAGCATAACCCGTCCATCTGGAGCCGGCTGCAAGTAAGTAAGACCCCTTCCGGGAAGTAGTTGGTTTTCTGGATTTGAAGCAGGTTGCTGTACTCCCTCCTCGTCAAACCGAACTAAGTCAGTACGAACCTTCGTATACCTCACTCCACGCAGCCACGCCTTCGTCTTTGGGTGGGAGAGTACGCTACGCCCTGTCACATCGGCAAGGTCAACACCAGCCGGGTCAAGCCCCACAGCCCGCGCCAACTGCTTAAAGGCCGTCTGCCGGTTACTCTCCAGCTTCGTGAATATCTGCTGTAGACGCCTCGTCCGTTTGGTAATAACTTTGTCTACAACAGTACTCAACTGAAGCTTATCCGTAACCTTCTTCCCTCTAGCTGCAATGTAGCCACGGACTTCTTCCGGCATGAAGGGTAATAGATTACTGCTCTTAGCCATACTCGCGTAGAAGTCGGCAGTCTCACGTCCATAGACCTTGGCGAATTCACTAGGGTCGCGGGCGAATTCATTGTACGCCTTAATCAAGGCTTCCGGGTGGTTTTTACTATCTGCAACAAACTCCTCTGGGATAAGCCCCGCTTCGCGCAGGAAGGTTGACCCTCCATGTTCCCGAATCTGTTGCGTGATAGCTTTTCCCGGCGACTCCATCTCGCGGCGAAAACGGTCTGCCCGCACCTTTTGATGCCTGATATACGTCTCTGCTGCGCCGCCCAAGACCGTACCCGCTATCGTCCCTTCAGCTATGCCATCAGTAATATGCTTCCAAGTTTCTTCCGACAGAAAGTCTTTATTTTCATCAAGGAACGCTTGGGCCGCCTCTCCGATGGCGACGTGTAAGCCACCAATGCCACCACCGACTGTGCCCACTTTCGCCACATCCTTAGCCAGCGTCTTCTCCAACACCTTCTGCACAAAATCTTCCCGCAGCGTCGTCAGTGTTTTATCCGCAGCCTTTTTGCTCTTTCGCAACAGCTTGCCGGGTACTATCACATCCACTGCTGTCTGGGCCGCAGCCGTAGCGAGCGCTGCTGGGATGTTTGCGTCTAACCCTGCCGCTCTTTGCTGTGCTAACGCTGCGTTGAAATTCGGAGTAGCGAAGACGTTAAGACCGACTAGCTTATCCGCAATCTTGTGAGCGTTTTTCTGTGCTACAGCTATAGCCTCTTCGCCGGCCTTGGAAGTAAGACTAATACCCGCCTTTTTCAACCCACGCAGGGCCAAGGCTCTATTAGCTGCAACAGCTATAACGCCGATAGGAGTCCGGGTAAGTAGCGCAGGCACAGCTGCCCCCGCAACAAAGCCGGTTACGTGCCCCAGTCCCTTAATAAAGTACCTGCCGTAGTCTTCTACCGTCTTCGCGTCAACAAAGTCTTCCGGCGCCAACGTCTCTCCAAACAAGTCCTCCGCACTAGTATGCAACTTCTGTGAGAGCCGACGAAAAGAGTCAAAGCCGAGGTTACCCGCTAGCTCTATCGGCTCTTGTGCCGTCAGCAACGCACTCTCACCGAAAGCGTTGGAGAACTCTTTGAAGAGCGAGAAGTCCCTTACCGTCGGGGGCGGCACCTCCTTCTGTACCCACTGACTAACCGAGGTAGGCTTAGTAAAGTCCTCTACCCGTTTGTCACTAACTACTTCGTCTACAGGTTTAAGGTAGCTTGTTAATAAGCTCATTTAACATACTCCGCACAAACTCGTTACCCGAAGGAGCCTTCTTATTCGGTGAAGTCGTTACTGCTGCCTTCGTCTCTGTTTCAGCCGGCGCTTCTGTACCCGACGTGGGTGCTAACTCCTTCAGTCTCTGCAATAATTCAACATCTACTGGGTCTGTCAAGTCAAGAGGAACCAAGTCCCATTGTCCAGTCTCATTCTGTATATACACCATAGGTGGCGTTGCTTCCAAATCTGCCGGCGCCGTTGGGGGCAGAACTTGGCCTTGGATTACTAATCCTGGAAGTGCTGGCTGCCCCGTTGGCGGCAGCCTATGTAAAGGCTCTAGTCCTGCCGCTTGTCTACTCACTCTCTGTAAGTTCTCCAGTGTCTTGGACAGACTCTGGAAGGTTTCTTGTGTAGCCTTATCAGTAGCTTTCGATAGCGTCAAGCCTGCACCTGCTTGTAGCTGCCCTGCTAGCAAGCCCCACTGTTTCTGCAACTGCTCCTGTTCTGCCAGTAAGCTGTCAAAAGCTACCTTAGCCTCTTCCGGTGACATAGAGGGATTGGCACGTAAGAAGCGTTGGAAAGCCTGTTGCCGCTGCTGCCGCTCTTGCTCCGCTTTAATTTCCGCCGCTGTCTTACCCCTTCCGCCGCCTCGTGCGGCCCGTGCGTTCTTTCCCTGCATAGCAGTAACCGCAACCTGCGTTGCTGCACTCGTTGCCGCTATCTCCTGTCGGGCCTTTATCCGCTGCCGCTCCAACCTCGCCTTCTCACTACCAGCGGCGGCCTGCCGGGCCTCTCCCGTCACAGCCTGCTGCGCGGCGGCGAGACCAGACAATAGGGCACCCAGACCACTCTGTCCCGGCCTCGAACCTTCTACAGCTGCCGCCAATGCCGCCGCTCCGGTAGGTGTAGCTGCCGCATTAAGTGGAGCAACGGCAGGGGCTGGAGTTAACGTAGGTGCGGGCGCCGGCAAGTCAGGCAGCGGCTCAAAGGAACCACTGACCTTCCTCCGTGCAGCCTCGAACACCTGCAAAAAGTCATCTATCGCTGCCATAGTTACCTCCTAGAATAGTCCGGTGAGAGCCTTGCCGAGTGTCCCGAAAATGGGGCCGCCTCCACCTCCACCAAGCATAGCTAGCAAAGCGCCCAGACGTGCCTGAGTGGAAGGTTGGCTACTCCGCCGAGGGATGTTTCCAGCTATTTGCATACCACTCAGTCGCGCATTACGCCGTGCCTGTGCAGCAGAAAGCAAGAAGTTCATACGTGCCGAGGCAAGCCGTTGCCCAAGCACGGAAGCTATCTGATTCTGCAACTGTGCCTGCTGGCTCCCACCGAAGCCGCCAGTCTGTGACAGCGTGCGTCCGTAAGTATCCAGCATCTCGGCCCGCGTCTGGTCTGTCACATCCTTTTCAATCTGCGCCAACTGCTCCTGTATGCGGGGGTCTTTCGTTAGCGCGGCCAAATCCTGTTCAAAGCCACCTTTCGTAGCTTCAACTACCATCTGATTGACCATTGCACGCTGCTCCGGTGTTAGCGTACCCGGCTCGGAACTACCGGGGGCCGTACCTATTAACAGCATGCCCAAGTCGGTAAGTATATTCCCCTGCAAGGGTTGGCCTCCCGGCCCGGTGGCTCCTTGTGGATTGATACCCGGAGTTCCGAAAAGGCCGCCAAGGACTTTAGACATAAGTCCTCCGCCACCGCTTCCACCCTCTGCGCTTCCTGCACCTCCAAAGAGACTGTCGGTAGCTCCGTTAAACAGATTGCCCACATTCCCTGTAGTCAAGAAATCCCCTATATTCAGCCCTGCCGAAGTACCGAAGTCGGCTAGAGTATTCGCTACTCCGGAGAGCGGCCCCGTCGTACCCGGAGCCAGTATATTACCCAAGCTGGAGAGGGTAGAACTGCCCGTACCTGCCCCAAGCCCGCTGGCCAGACCGCCCACCGCTGAGGTTAGCCCGCCAGTGACTAGCGGCCCGCCGATGTTTTTAAGCGGCTGGAACGGCGAGTTTAGTCCACCACCGAAGCCGCCCTGCACCCCGCCCAAGATAGCCCCTAGGGGATTGCCACCGGAACCTACAAAACCTAGCGCTGCACCTGTTGCGGCCTTCGTAACTGGCCTGACTACACTTCGATAGAAGCCAGAGTCTATGAAGTTCTGGGGCAATAACGTGGCAGCAGGGTTGTGGAAAAGCTCACGAGTGAACTTCCCTATTTTCTTAAAAGGGTTGCCACACATTATTTAACCTCCTTTATGAAAAAGTATTGTACCGTACCGTCCAAGCCTCGTAATATACGTTCCCAAGCTCGCCTTTCGGTACTAAATACCAACCTTTCTGCGCCTTTAGTTTTAGCTAGCTGGTACAGGAAATCGAAGAGTTGTGGTAAATGCTCGGCTGCCCGCTTGCCGTGATAACCGAAAATATAAAGAACCGGCCCATCAAGGGCTGTCCCCATAAGTAAGTCTGTATTCTCCACCAACCACATGCTGTGCGTCCGCAGCCCATATTTGACTTCATCCACGGTCATGGTACCGTGGGCATGAAGCACCACAGCTTCTATCTGCTCTTCTGTCGGCTCTTCTATAACTCTAAACATTAGTACTTCACCCACGTGGACGAGCCGGCGTCCCACCGCCAGAAGCCGGCAGAACCCGCTCCGCCGTTCGGATTGCCAGTAAAGGCAACTACCAGCCCGTCTACCTTCTCGATGTTCCCGGAGTCTGCTGCGTTGTAGGTCGGCACAGTCAGCCCGTCACCATTCCATATCACATTCCCCACTCCAGAAGGTAGTTGTGCGATACGGTTATCCACTTCTGCCGCCCACCGTTGTAGCTCCAGAATAACGCTCTGGAGCCAGTCTTCGAGGGCGTCCCCCGGATTGTATACTGGTATTTGTAAACTCACCTGCGCCTCCAACGAAGCTGCGCATCTACTCCAATATGCCGCAACTCGGTCAAACCAGTAGTACTCGACAACTGTCCTTGCAGACGTAACTGCACATACCTCCCGGCAATACGTGGGTCAAGCTGCCGTGTAGTCTGGGCCTGTAACAGTGTGCCGACAGTCTGACTTTGGGCTATAGTCTGCCGCTCCTGTTCATACGCTCGAAGTTCTACAGTCAGCGGATACAGGGTAGACCCGTCCAGGCCTAGAAAGAGCTTGTTGATTTCTACCGCCCGCTCGGCCCCTTCGTCTGTCATATACCCACTCTGCCAGTCTATGTCTACCGTCGGGACGGCGCTAGCAGAAGCCGCTCTGACTGCAAACTGATACAGCCGCAATTTGTTGGTACTCAACTCATAATCACATATTCCGGGAACTGGGCCGGTCAGTGGAGTCCAGATGTGCCCGGCAGGTGGCTGCAAGAATGTGCCCTGCCTACTCTCTAGATGGTACAGTAGTATCCGCGTAGTACTCCCATCATTTGCTCCAAGGAACCACACAACGCTGTCAATAGCCGGCGCCCAAAAAGCCACTTGAGGCTCCATCGTGGCGTAGTTAGCTTTATACGGCGTAAACCCGTCTTCCTCAAAGAAGCGACCGGAGAAGAGGTCTTCATCTCCATTGGGCGTAGCGTGACGAGAAGACAGCCCGTCGAAGAGGTACAGCCCGTCCCGATTCAAGTAATATGCCTGCGTGGAGGTAGCTACCACACCATTATACCGCTCATAATCCAGCGCGAAGTTGGCCGTTACAGTCTGCTGGCGATATCCTATCGTACCCCCTACCTTATCCAAGCGTACTAATGCACTCGACAGTACCACGAACACTGCTCCACCAAGGGTAAAGGCAGTTACCAGCCTACCTGCATCCGGCGCCAGTAAGTAGCCAGAAGTCCACTGCGGAGGACTATTGGTCAAATCAGGCTTCCATTCGTCGTAAGTATCTGGCGAAGACCACCGCATACGCAACCGCTGGTCAACCCAGTTAGTGTCGTCGAAGTAGTCCGTCCCACCAAAAGCCAACAAGTACTCGTCATGCTGGAGCATGTGAACACTGCGTGGCCCCTCATGCTTGTTAATACCTCTTACATCCGGTAAAGCCACAGGAGTTGTAATAGGTGTAGCATCGGTATCTACTGACCACCAATACCGCCAAGGGTCTTCTTCGGTAAGAGTCTCAGCTGGCGGTTCACCGATAATACCTACCGAGCGCCGGCGGAATAGAGTAGAAGCAAGCAAGGCTCTCAACGCGTTGGCATCAGTACTTCCCGCAAAAGTATACCCATTCAGCGCCGATAAATCCGTAGCCGTGTCGATAGTAGTAGATGTCGCAGTATTATCCACAGCTAACTCTCCCTGAGCTGTATCTATCCTGCCCGCATACACATCCACGCCGCCTCCGCCATTCTGTAGCTGTGTATAAAGCAGCAGCATCTTCTGGTCGGATAAAATGTGTACCCGCGGAAAGATGGTATTACTATTTCCGGCTGGCGGCGTAATGGTGTAGGTGTCTCCAATCGGGTTAAGAACATCCAAGATTGGAATGACTCCAGTGCGCGTGGGCAGCCCATTCTGCAACCGCTGCCAGATACCGACAGGGTTGTTGTGCCAAGACAGCTCTCCCTGCTGTCCTCCCGTTAACGGTAAAAACTTAGGCATCTTCGCCCATCCTACGTTCTACCCCACTCTCCTCCCGCGCAATGTCCTGCATACGAAGGTCGGAGAGGAGAGTGTAAGCGTGCTGCAAATAGTTCTGCTCACTTTCAGGCTCATGCAGAAAGTTCGCCGCAACAGACAATGTCGCATAGAGCAGTATATCATACGCATTAAGCGACCACTCATTGGTATCCGTATCCGAAACAAGGTCGGAGGCGGAGTGGTAGTAGTCTACCGTCACAGTAGACCCGGAATCGGGAGCCGCGCCTAGTATCCCCAAGAAGCCTTCGCGGTAGTAATGACTCGCGGACAGCGTAGTAGTCACATAATCCTTACTCCGCTCTTTCAGCGGCACCTTGCCCGTAGGTGTCCACAAAGTAACCGAACGCAGTTCTAGCATATCGGCGGGAAGCTGGAAAGTTGTTCCAGCCACAGGAATGTTGGCCAACTTCTGTCGTAGAAACTCTGGCCGAGCCTTACGCTCTAGCAGCAACCGGGCCATCTTAGCAAACAGCGCTATCTGGGGCGTAAGGTCAGTCCTGACCAACCATGTCTCTACGTCCGACCGTAGTTGTAAAAGCGATGACATTTACTTTCTCCGATGCCTTGGGGCGAATTTGTGGCTACGTTTGTCCGCCTCACAAAACTCTCTAGCAACCCGCTTCGGGATTTTTCCGGGCCGCTTAGAGTGTGCGGCGGCGCACATAGCCCTATGTTGTTTCCGTGTCTTACTTGGCATTCTTACCTCCTGTATACAGATTCTCTACCCACGCGGCCCACGCGGCGTTACGATTCGCACAGGAACGGAGCGTCGATACATCTTTGGCATGAGCAAACAAAACGTCACGCAAGTCAGCATCAGCCGGAAGAGTCGCCGGCTCACCGCACGGCCTCGCCAGCGCTACTGGCTTTTCCGGCAACTTTATTCCACTCGGCAACGAAGTGCACCCGCTTGTCATTGATACAAGTAAAAGGAGGCAAATGCACAAGCTGTTGGTAATACTTTGTCGCCGCTTCTCTCGCCCTTTCTTCTTTATCTGCATAGTCTGCTATTACCTCCGCATTGCTTTGTGCTAAGGCCAGCCGGGCTTCTTCCGCCTTACGCTCCACCTTCGCCAGCTTCGCTTCCCAGTGCCAGTTGCTAACTATAGCGCCCCCACTAAAAGCGGCAATCAGTCCAGCTATTAGAAAGTATATCTTCACTTGCCTTGCATCCTTTTACTAATATAAGGCCACGCCGCCTGCCATGAACCGTATTCGAGCCTCGCCGCGACGGCAAACCAGCTAAAGCTAGCCAGCATTCCGCACGACATACCAACCATCGCCCCGCGAGCACTGAAGTCTATAAAGCTCCAGCCTGCGAAAGCACCGAAGACGTAAGGCATGGGCCGCACGTAGTCCGGCTGGAACCGGCGCAGCGCTTTCAGCAACAACTTCCATACCTGTGTGGCTGCAAGGACTGTCAATATCGTCCACAAGACATCGACGCCGCCCAAATAGTCTAACCAGAACTTCACCTCTTTCACCCCATACCTCCTACATGCACTTCTCAATAAGCAACGTAAACTCCGCGTCGCCGTACTTCGCCATCAGTTCAGAGAAAGCCTCCCCAGACCTAGCCACGGCGGGCATTCCATACACCGGCTGAAACTGCTCCCCGACCAGAATACATCCTTTAGAGTCCCGTAGCGGCACATTCCCCTTGTGGAAAAGTATATTAGACCTATCAGGCACTTCCATGACCTGTAGACATTTACCAAAATGGGGCGAGTTGTGGGGGCGACACCGGTAAGTGCCCAACGGAATACAAGAGCGCCCGATGGCATTGTTAAACCAAGGAAGTTCCGCCGTCAGCGCAAACGGTATATCCTCCCCATCCAGCAGCACGCCGTAGACCCCACTTGGGGTGTAGCTAACTCTACGTAGAATCAGAGTACTCATTTAGTAAACACTCCTTTCAAAAAGCTAACAGTGACGGTAATCAGAAACAGGATACTGATACCAATGCCAAGCCACTTGTTCTTCACCGCAACTAGCTCGTCCAAACGGCTTTGCATACCTTGTATATCTTCCTGCATCTGTTTCCAAAAACGGTTCTCGTCTTCTATATGCTTTTCGATAATCGTCTCCAGCACAGCAACTCTAACTTCTAGCGGATTCTCGGTCATGAGAACCTCTCGGCCACCTGCATATTAGCAGGCTTTCCCAAAATGTCAAGCCCCGTATCCTGTACTTGCGCCTGCAAAACCCAGCGCCCACTCAAGTCTATATCCCCTGTCTGGGTTACATACTGAACAACTGTCGGCTGACCCGACATGACCGAAGCCGCCCAAGTGCCTTCTGTCCCATTGGGTTTCAGATACCTAATGCTAACCGTTTTCCCTGTCAGGTCTTGACCAGTGTCTAGCTCGATAGACAGGCCCACCGCATTCACATACACATCAGACATAAACCGTAGCCTCCATATAAGATGGTAGTCGCAGAGATAGCTCAACCGGTGCACGCACGCGGAAGCTATCGTTATAGATACTGACCAGAACCGTATTCAGACTAACTTCTGCGGTAACCCTGTAAGTGTAGACTATATCACCCTGTGCCAGTAACTTCGGAATGATGGCCCCAGTGCTCGTCATAGCACTTTGTAGCTGAATCAGGGTAGTCAGTACCCCGCCAAGGTTGCCCGTCGCGGCGAAGCCAGTAGAAGTTGCTCGTAAATCTACCTCAGTATACAGTACCGCTTGCAGCGTACCGGTAGCCGTAGGTGAAGCAGAAAGTAGGTCGGGGCCAGTCCATAAATCAGCAGCTAGAGTCCCGTTACCTACCAAGCCCCCTACAAGCCAGCACTCAGTTGTCAACACTCCGGAGAGAGTACCGGACGCCGTCAGCGTGCTGGCAAATAAGTCTGGCGGGACAGTGAGTACAGCACCAAGGCTGCTTGAAGCAGTAGCACTCGACCGAAGGCTGATGCTTGTAGTAAACAGCCCATCCAGAGTACCGTCAGCAACAAGCTGGGCCTGTACAGTTGTGTCAATAACTGTAAGGAGACCGGAAAGGGCAGCCGAGCCAGTAAGGTTCGCAGCAAATAAATCCGGAGGAACCGTTAAGACCCCCGTCAAGCTACCGCTTGCACTAGCAGCCGCCTGTAGCTCGATACTCGTCGTAAAGACTCCAGTAAATTGCCCGGAGCTACTGAGCGCAGCCTGTACTAATGGCTGATTCGTCAGGACTCCGCTGAGTGTACTAGTCGCTGTAAGGCTGCTTGCAAATAAATCTGCCGGTACTGTGAAGGCAGCAACTACATCTCCGGCTGCCGTAAGGCTACTCTGTACGTGGATACTGGTCGTAACTCCGGCCGAGAGACTGCCCGTAGCTGTTGCCGCCGCTTGGAAAGTGGCGCCAGTGGGTATCGTCAGCGCGGCGTTTACGGTAGCTGAGGCAGTGAGATTGCTGGCAAAGAGGTCAGCGGGAACTGTAAAGACTCCCGTTAAACTCCCGGCAGCCGTTAAGCCACTTTGCAGACGGACTTCGTTTGTCAACACCCCACTTTGCGTGGCTGTAGCAGTAAGCTGACTCCTACATTGTATATCGTTAGTTAACGCAGCTTGGGTTGTGCCAGCGGCAGTAGCAGTTCCAGCCAAGAAGATAGTGGCTGTAAGCAGCGCAGAAGTGACTGCCGAGCCTATAGCTGATGCTGCCATCTGTACTGCGTTCGTAACTACCCCCACGGTTGTGGCCGTAGCGGAAAGAGTGGCCTGCAACAACGCGGCGGCGCCTCCGCCTTGTCCGTAGTCCACATTAGCAACGATGTACTCATATAGGGCCGTGCCCTTGCCCTTTGCAGCAGTGTCTATCGGCTGGAAGTAGGGCCGGCCTCCAGCGACCGAATCGCCACCGGAGCAATCCACACCCCCGGAAGACCACCACACGTTCGTCCCGGCAGTCCGGTCGGCGTCAGTTGTATATATATCCAGCTGCACTGTGTCTGCATTCGGGTCGTAGGTAATCTTCCAGTAGTACCACGTCCCGTCAGTTAGCCCGCTTGGAGCCTGCGACTTAGACCCTGTCGCACACGTGCCAATCTTGAGTTTGCCCGGACGGTTCTCGATATAGTACCCAGCGTTAGCGTTCTTCGCTCCGTGGGTAACTGCGTCCACGACAGACCCTTGATACAATCTGGCATTGTTGTTGGACGTAACTGCTTTGACATCAATCAGGATAACCTGGTTTGCCGCCGCATTAGAGTCTAAGAACCCGGCATTGCCCGGCCAGACCGCGCTTATATTGTCATAAAGCGCGTAGTCGTCTGTATCCCCGTCGCCGGAATAATCGGCCTGCGTACTCGGATTGTACACCGCCGAGCTAGGCCCGGAAGTGGAGTCAAGGACAAGGCTCCCAAGACTCGGGTCCAGTATCTCCTTAGCCATTACAAGTTATTCCACTCCGACGCGGCGGCCTCTGGTGTCGACACAACCGGCGAGGCTGTGTCGCAGTCGGCGCATTCGTACCAATACCCGACTTCATGCGACGGGTGTACGCCCGACTCGCATATCGGATTCCAGTTCTCCTCCAGCGTTATGTCAATGCTGCCACAACGCGGACACGGCTGTAAATTCACCATCAGTCGAATGTAATGTCAAGGTCGCCAGCCACGAACTTCGGCGCGGCGTCGCCATTGTTGACAGTCTTCGGCGTAGCCAGCGTTGCCCACATCAGCAGGTTGCCTCCCGTAGAAGCGTCGAAAATACCAACCGCCACCACTTGGCCCCAGTCAGCCGTGGGCGCAGGGAAAACAATGTCATTCGAGTTCTGCGTATGACCATCGCCAGCAACCGGCGCATCCCAGGATGTATCCGCTTGCGTGACAGCCACACGAGCGTAGCTTCCGCCGGAAACTTCTGTACCTCCGCCAGCGTCTGTCGGCGCCGTCGTGTACAGACCAATATAAATCCCGGCGGGCTTCGCAAAGGTGGCCGTACGGAATATATGGTCAATCAACTGATTTTCCAAATAATCACTCATAGATGCCATGTAAATGTACCTCCGTTAAGTAGTATAAACTCGACATTAAAACCGAGCAAGAAGTCTGTAGTTAGAAAGTCACGGCATCTACATCCGCAATCGTAGTAGCTGCCTTCACTGCATCCTTAGCTGCCCAAAGGCGGTACAGCTGTGTTTGCCAATTCTGGCCTAGTTCAATAATCATTGTATCAACATCTGTAAGGGCAAGTGTGTGATTAACGTTATTGAAATCGCGTATCTGCAACGTAGCCCCTCCACCTCGCAGAACAAGGCGGTATCCATCATCCAACTGAGTAATATGTTCTTTAGTTGCATCCATTGTTATGCCGTTGGAGCAGGTAAATCCACCAGCAAATGACCGCTCAAAGTCTCCGGTAAGTTCTACCACTCGCCTCACTTTTGCTTCATCCAGCGTTTCTGGTGGATTACGTAATGTATTCAAATCAGCTACAATTTGGTCAAAAGCGTCTGTAATAGCATCACCCTCCGCCCAAGGATACTCACCACCAAGCTGCGCTCCGCCTTTAGTAAACAGAGAATGACGAGAACCCGGAATGTACTCTCGCCCGATAATCATGTCGCCATTAGCCATGCCGTTGACACTAGTAGGCAACCCTGAATAGGTAGGCCATATCTGCACAAACTCTGCTACGTCCATCAACACGTCACCGATGATGATATGTCCGTCCGGGTGATGTCTGAATACTATTCCTAGGGCCATAACTGCCTCCTATGTTTTGATTTTGAATTTAGCCACACCAAATGGCTGCATGTTGTTGTGTGAGTTGCCAGAGCCGGTGTAGCCGGTGTATGAAGTATTGCCTTGACTGCCGCTCACGTAGTTTATTCTTATATTGCTACCAAGTCCGGTTAGGACCGACTCTAAGTGCCTGTGACTCGGCATCTGATTTGTGGTAAGCGTGTGGGTTTCCGCGCCGCCGGTATCGCCTCGACTACGATTGGTAAGGCCACTTCCTTGCCCTTCACCAATAATTGTACGCCCACGGAAATCAGGCAAGTTAAACGTTGTCGAGCCATCACCTGCGCCGTACACTGTACTTATTGCTGCAAACAGATTCGCATACGTTGTTCTACTAACTGCTGACCCATCACACTCCAACCAACCTGCTCCCAGCACCCCACCACCATAAGCAACAATGTCTCCAGGGTCAAAGCCGGCACCACTGGATGCCGACGACCACTTTACTCCACTCGCTTGAGTACTGTCTGCTGTCAAGACATCTCCATCAGCCCCGATAGCCACACGTACGTTATTTGTACCATTATGAACAATCAAATCGCCTTTTGTGGTAGTAGGTGCCAAAGCATCGAGAGTAACACTATGAGGATTGTTTGTATCGGCCACATGATTGTCGAGCGTGGTACCGTCTGCTGCAATATCTCGACCATCTACTGTTCCTACTACCGCAATGTTGCCGTTATTGGCATCAATCGTTATTGGAGCATCCTGCCATACACCAGCAGAATCATATCTCCCTATCTTAAATGAGCCAGTAGCCTCTTCTCTGAATATAACCCATCTGCTGACTCCTCCATCGAGAAAGAGAATAGTATCATCACCAGTACCATCACTATTATCTAAAGTGAGAGAAGCTCCACCAGGCGCTACAATGTGTACAGAGTGGATGAAATCTACCACCCCTGTGTTGTCATCTATGTTGATAGGAGAATCCTGTAAAGTTCCGGTAGCATCATACCGTTGAAGGACAAAATTACCGCTAGAGTTATTTCTTTGTAATGCCCAACGTATAACTCCCGCATCCAAGAACTCCACACGAGTGTTACCCAAACCATTTGCTGAATCAATTACTAGTTTTCTCTGGTCATTCCCCGAAATCGTTAAATCGCCGGACATCGTATCCCCAGTCTTATCAACAGCACCTATTTGTGCTACTGTTACACTATGAGGATTGGACGTATCAGCCACATGCCCATCCAGCGTTGCCCCGTCTGCCGAAATATCACGCCCGTCGACCGTCAACGCCGCATCGAGTGTGATATTGCCGGTCATGTGTCCCCCGGTAATAGGCAAAAAGACATACCGCGGACTATCAGACGCGGGCGGCGTTTGTACAGAATAAATCCGATAGAGTTCCCCGACCTTCGGCGTGTAGCCCGTAAAGGTAAGCGTATCGGCCGTATTCCCGTTAATCGCCGCAGCGAACCCACTCTCCGGGAAATAGACAGCGTAACCCGACCAGACGTTATCCGTCCAACTCTTACTACTATCAGTCAGACTCCCAGCCGCGCTGGCAGTGGCTACTCCAACGTCCTGGACAACGTCTAGAACTATCTCGGCCATTTACGCTTCCTCGTCCGCCATCTTTGTAAACTCATTAGCCTGCCGAAGTTTGACCTTCGGGTCGCGTACCTCGAAGTAGTGGCGGGCCGGGAGCTTTAGCTCGTCTTCCGTACCCGTCTCTGCCTCTTCCGAAACGACCTCGACCACCTTGCCAGTAAGCTCTACCGTTACTTCCTCCCCCACCCGCAGCTTCCGCAGCAACTCCGGCTCGGCGTAAATCTGTGCAGTATGTCGCATAAAGCAACCTCCGAATCTATTAAATGCTAGCGTGTAGGCATCCTATATGCTAGCATCCGGAATGGGAGCGGTTGCCCGCTCCCCTTATCCTTACGGATAAGTTACGTTGCCCAGATAGGCCATTGCCCGCTCGTGGTGAACCTCGTAGCCGATTTCACTCAGCCACTGGCCCTTGTGGGTATCCTCGTCGTTGGCCTGGATGTTATCCATAGAACGAGTATCCCGCAGAGCACGAACGATAATGCTACTGGGGTCAATGACGAACATGCTGTTGGTGAACGTCGGATGCACATTCATCAGCGGGTGCGTCCGCAGAAGCAGCGAACCCTGTGGCATCACCCACCGCTGGAGGGCCATACCGTAGAGCTTCACAACTTCGGCAAACTTCACCTGCCCTTGAGCAGCCGCCAGCTTGTTCAAAGCCGTCAGCGCCCCGTTGCCACACAGGCACAGCCGCTCGTTACCCGCATTCGTATCAAAATCGAATACGGGCGCCACAGCGTTGATGAAGCTGTCCTGTGTAATGGCTGCCGTGAAGACCGTACGGTTGGTCTGGATAAAGTAACGCAGACCGCCTGTAGTCCTCTTGGGCTTGCCGTTGGAACCCACAACTTCGGAGGGCATCCCGTAGAGCAGCGAATGTTCGAGCGCCACAGAGTGGTCGAACATCTTGCGCTTCTTGTCATTCGACAGCGGGTCGCCTGTACGGGTGTGGGTCTTCTCTGCCGTCTTGGTCAGTTCGTAAGCCGTCTTGAAAATCTGGCAGTAGTTCGTCAGACCAGTCGGATTGCGAGCGCTGACACTCGGCGAGACCGTGCCTTCTGCATAGGCATTGCCAATTTTCAGCAAGCCCGTAGCATCAGCAATGGCCGCAGCGGTCGTACCAGCAGCACCACGAATAACGGTAATCGCCGTATCCGAAGTAACCGAAGATACTTCCACGATTTCTTCATTACCCGTATCGCCACTTTCAACAAGCAGCAAATCGCCGGGTACCAGATTGTTACCCCCACTGGCCAGCGTGAAGGCAGTCGTTACGCCATCCGCAATAGCGCCGTTCAGCACTACTCGGATAATCGTATTCTCTTCTTCCCACCAGTGGAATTGCGGGTCGTTGGTGCTTTCAGTACGAGACTTCGCCAGCAAAGCTGTGAGGGCTGCACTTCCGTTTGGATTCCGCCAAAGGATGTACTCCCGAAAGTTTTGCGGCCGTTCGTTCGTAGCAAAATCACCAGTACCACGAAGACCTAGAAAGGCCATGTTTTACCTCCTAAACAAGTTCTTCATCCAAGTCCTCCTGCGCGAGTTGGGCAAACTCATTACTGTTTGCCGCCGCAGCTTTTGCAGTTCCACGTCCACCGGCGGGGCGATAGGGTGCAGCGGGTTCAGGCGCTGGCGTTTCTTCGGCTCCTTGATTTTCCGGCTGTATCCGTAGGGCCAACATCGCGGCGGCACCGATTTCCTCGATAGCCTGCTCTGTGGGCACTGAAGGATTCGCCTGCTTGTATGCCGTAGCAATTCGCAGAACCGTCTCCGTGTACTTCTCATCCCGAAGCTGCGGCCATTTGTCGTAGAAAGCCTGCTCTGCCTGCGAAGCAGTGTTGACCTCCTGCATGGCCGCCGCAACGGCGGGCGTAAAATGCTGCGCAACCTGCGTGAGCAAGTTGACATGGATTGCCGTGGCGACTTCAGTCAAAGCCCCACGGACGTCGTCGTCAAGCAACTCACCTTCAAGCCCCTTGACGATTTGTTCGTAAGCCGGACGTACCTGTCGTTCCAGACTGGCCTGCCATTCCTGCGGAGTCATCTGCGGAGTTTCTTCTGTCGGCTCCTGCGCCGCCTCCGGTTCCTCTGCATTTTCTGGCTCAGCCTGTGTCTCTTCGGCTTCACCTTCCTCGGCCGCAGGCTCTTCTACTGGCTCCTCTGCGGCCGCCTCTGGCTCTTCCGAAGCAACACCGTCTACGACTGCTTCATCCAGTTGCGATAAATCAAACTCAGGTTCTTCCTGCTCAGCGGAAGTCTCTGAAGTCTGTGCTTCCTCCTCTGGCGCTACGGCCTCTTCCGCAGCAACCTCTTTCGCCTTACTCTTCTTCTTCCCCATTTGGTGCCTCCATATTCTTATAGTGGGACAGCAGCGATTGCGGCAACACTTGTGCCATCCGCAATCCTGCTAGTTCTCCTTTCATAAACTCGACAGGCAAAGCATCATCGAGCTGTTCCAACTGGCGGCTGCAAATATCCCGCATACGCATTTGCACCTGCGCTTCTAGTATATCATAAAGAAGCTGCCAGCCCTCCGATTGGGCCAAGCCCTGTAGTATTTCCAACCTCTGCTGGATTTCCTGCGGGGCCAGTTTGTCCTCCGGGGACGAGATTGCCATTTTGCACCTCCTTCTGTATCACTTCATCCGGCTGCACTTTCACGCGGAACTGGTCAATACCCTTGACTCCGGTCAACTCTGCAATATGCATGAAAATCCGACCCAGGTCTAGCTGCTGCGCCAACTCCGGCATATTCCGTATCGACGCCAGCATATCCGACCACAGCTTTGCTTGGGCAAACCGGTCTATCGGCAACGTACCATCTACCGGCACAAAGTCGTAGAAGCCTTGAATAACTTCCGGCGTGACGTCGATATATCGCCGCGCCGCGTCCAACTGCGAGGCTCCCACAATACGGTAGGTGCGGGCGGCGGTGTGGTACTGCTGCGTCGTTTGCAGCGAAATCTGGCTCAAGACTGACATCCCAGTCGCGCTCATATACTCGGCCATCGTGCGGAGGCGGCTCACTCCGCTACTGGCTGACGTCCGTATTTCCGTCGCCGTCTTGCGGCCGCCCGGCGCAAGAACTCCCATCAAATTGTCCGTGACACCGAAAATCCGCTGCATGATTTCGGAGATGAATTGTGTATCCCGTACATGCGACTGCGTGACGTCGATAACCGGAAGCTGCGTAAGCGCCTGCCGGACGTCTGTCCCATAAGCCTCCGGCCGCAACCGAATCATCAACCCACCGCCATCGCTCCGTAAATCCTCAGCGACAATCTTCGACGGGTCGAAGACAAACTGATTATTCATCGTCTGCCGCGTATTGTAGAAGTGCGAGTTGAAGAGCCAAGACATAGCGTAGTTCAAGTCTTTCGTGAAATCCATCATCCCGTGCTTGAACTGGTTGTAGGCCTCAAACTCCGGCTCGATTATTACAAATGGATACTTATTATGATAGGCGCCGAAGGGTCGGGCCGAGATGATAACCGCATCATCCGCCACAACGAACACCCACTTTTCTGGCGTCTCCGTCTTGCCCAATCCCCACTCTTTCGGGCTAAGCTCGATGAAGATTTCAGTGAGCGTCACAAAGCCCTGGTCGTATTCATCCACAAACTGCTGGCCCTGACCCGGCCTTTCATCAACTACCGAACTCTGTGTTCGCTCCCTATTCGCCGTCCGCCGGCGATTCTCCAAGGCATCGACGTTGATGTAGTCGCCAGAAATACGGCCCCGGATTATGTCATTCCAACCTACTTCTGTGAGCCTCCCACAAAAAGAGCCGCGCTGTAATTGCAGCGCAGTCACTCGCGGGTCGAAGAAGAAGTCATGCGGGCGCACGTTGAAATACCTATTGCCCATGTAGCCGATACCGCGCTCCGTAAT